CGCTACCATGTAGTCCGCGTCAGCATGTACTTGCGCCAACGCTTGCTCCAGTGTGGTCTCCTCCTCCTTGGCCGTCTCTTGATCAAAGGGTTGATCGTTGGACATGACTTCTCCTTTTGGGGAGTAAGTTCCGTGGACTCTCCATAGAACTTTCAATGCACCGGGGGTCTGAGTCCCGATGCACCGAGCGCTCTAAGGCGTCTTGCTTATGCGTCCCACGTGGGGAACAGCGCTTCATGGAGGGCGTAGAGGTAGCGGACAATGTCCTCATCCTCTTGGATGCCTCCCCACGCGTCTGAGCCGGTGAACTCGCCCGTCAAGAGCAAGATCATGATCTGGATGAAAAGCTGCATGCGTCTCTCCCGTCTCTCCCGCGTCTCTCGCGGGGTTAGTCGAGCATGGCGGCCGGGATGGTTTCGACCGTTCCCGGTAGCCAGATGGTCGTGCCGTCCGTGATCCGGATGGTCAGCGAGGTCCCGTGAAGCGGGATTTCGTGCACGGCCGTAACCACGGCCACGACGTGGCCGCCGGTAACGAGCGGCGAGAACTCCACTACCTGGTCCACGAAGTAATCCATGGCCTAGCGGCCGATGAACGGCGCTTTAGCGACGTGCAGGCGGTAGTGCGCCCGTTCGCCGTTGGAGAGGTCCCGCCAGTCGAGGGACGAGAGGCCCCACGCGAGGGCCACGGCGGCGTCGGCCGTGTTGATCGGTACCGGGGTGTAAACCCGGCGGATGGGAACGCGCATTGCTTTTTCCTTTCCGGTTAGCGGCCGCCGGATGGGCGTGCCGTCGATCTATGGTTTGACTATGACATACGCGGTCAAGACGTTTTTGGTTACGCGTTGACCGTGGCCGCCGGGCCGTATGAACGGCCGGACTAGCGGCCGGGCCGCGACTGGAGCGCGGCCCGTGGCGGCCCGGACTAGAGCGGCCCGGACGGCCGGACGGCCGAAGCGGCCGCCGTTCGTTTCCGTCCGGTTTGGGGCGGGAACTGTTTAGGACTATGACATATGGCGTCAATAGGTTTTTGGTTACGTTTAGCCCTAAAGCCGGACAATCACGCGTAGACTTTGAGCACGGCCAAAGCGGCCGGAAACACTGGAATGACGGGATTAGAGCAATGACATGGAATGACATTTTGCAACGGGAGATGTCCCGGATTGAGCGCGCGGATTTTTTCCGGGAAGTGGCGGAAATTGAGCGCGCAACACGTAGGGCCGAAGCGGCCCGGAAGCAACGTGTTGCGGCCGTCCGGCATAGTGCCGAATTGGTGCTAGCTGACATGTCCGAAGCGGCCGTTATGGCGGCCGCGCCACGGGAGGCCAAAGCGGCCCGGGCCATGGAAGAGGCGGCCCGGGATATGGGCGTAACGGCCGATGAATTGGCGGCCGCTATCGCCGTTGAAAAGTCGCTACTGGAAAGCAAGCCGAAGACGGGGCACGGGCTAACCGAAGTAGGCATGCAAGCCGGGCTAGGACTAGCGGGACTAGCGGCCGTGGCGGACTGGACGGCGGCCGGACTCCAAAGCACGGCGGCCAAAGTTGGCCGCGACGTGTTGCGGACTGTAGGGCCGACGGCGGCCGTCGTGGTTTGCACGGCGGCCGAAGCAACGGCCGTAACCGTGGCCGAAGTCCACAAAGTCCCGGACTTGACGGCGGCCGAAGCACGGGCCGAAGCGGCCCGGACGGCCTATGCCAAAGCGGCCGCGAAATTGGCCGAAGCTGAGACCAAAGTCAAGGCGGCCGAAGCAACAAAAGCGGTTCGGCCGATACGGGAGGCAAACCGGGAGGCCGATAGGGTAGCGGCCGGACTAGCCAAAGTGGCGGCCCGTATGGCACGGGCCGAAGCGGCACTAGAGGCCGCTAAAGCGGCCGCTGACGTCGCGGAAGCGGCCGGACTAATCACGGTCCCGGTAGGCACTTTTCCGGCCGCTACAGCGGCCCGTGACGCGGCCGATTTGGAGCTACCAAAGCGCACTGACGTTATGCCCGTCGGTTACGTGCATAGCGGCCCGGAAGCACGGCACACGGTCAAGCCCGTGAGTGATCCGACGGGAAGCACGGCGGCCGGACTAGCTGACGGTTTGCTAATCACGTTGGCCGAACTAAACCGCCGTGAACTGGCACTAGAGGCGGCCGCCAAAGCGGCCAAAGATTCGGCACTGGACAAAGGCGGACGGCCGGAAAGCACAGAAGCGGAACGGGCCGAATACAAAGCACGGCGGGCACTAGCGGCCAAAGCACGGCGGCGGAACGCGAAACTCCGGAATAAGTAACCACCAAAACGGCGGCCCCTACGGGGGCCGCTTTTTTGTGCCCAATGTTCGAACCTGGAAGACGCTAAGCCATATGGCGCGGCCCGTTAGTGTTCCCCCTGGCGGCCACTAAAACCATATCCGATAGCTGCCTATCGGTTAGTGTTCGGCCGGCTAACTGTTATCCGATAGCTAGCTCTCAGTTGCCTAATCCGCGCTCTGGTGAGTTTATGCATGCTCTATACATGCCGATTCAAGGGCCGGTTTAGGCCTAAACGGGCTTTTACGGCCCCTAGGACGGCCCAACCCTAGGCCTTAGGCACAATCTATCCACCCTCTCAGAGATAGGCCCCTTAGACGGGCATACAGCGCTTTTGATAGAGCGCTATCGGTACATCCGTTGCCTAGATGTAAACACGACTATGATATGTATGCATGCGTATGGATAGCTATGCATGCCTATGGTGCTAGCCTACATGGGTGCCTATGTCAATACCCTTACCCTATTGACATATCCATATATGTATGAGTGAGAGTGTGCTATCACATATCCACTAGTGTTGAACCTGGTAACACTAACCACCTAATAAGTCAATACCTATTGACTGTGACAATGTTCACACCTGGAACTCGTTGACATATGTGGGAACGTGTGGATAATGCGCGCGTAGATATATTCCCCTAGAGGTAAGTGGGGGGGGACTCTCAAATCGTAGGGCGGCTCGCCCGCCCGTGATAGCGGCTGGGGTACCGTACGGGTTCATTAGTTCCGGATCGTGGAACTAAACGGCCCCTCCAGGGCAGTCCTTGGGCTGGTGCTGCTGACGGATGGTGTTTCCACGCTGCCAGGGGTGTTCCCTGCAGGCAGGGTCAATACCGCTGGTGTCGACCAGTCCGCACGGTGCCTTCTCGCAGGGGCACATGTCCTCGATGCGGGTCCCCGTGAACGCACGGCCGACGTGCATCGTCCAATCCACCATGCTCATCCCCCTGTGAGTCCTTGTGAGTCTTGTGAGTCTACAACTCCTGGGTCACTCCGGGCCCGGTCGGCGGCTCCCGCCACAGCGGGGTTGCACAATTGATGGTCTCGCCGTCCCACTGCTCTGCAGGGGAGGCTATGTAGCCACCCTCCGGCTCCTGGGACCAGTCGGTGGCTGGCAGCCGGGCCACGGTCTGCATGAGTCTCAGGCTAAAGTCCATGAGATCCTCGCGGGTCCCGATGAGGGTGATCCCCTCACCGTCGGGCGTGGCGATGAACAGCGCCTCCTGGGCCGGTTCCAGCGGGTCAAACTGCAGGTGCCGGCTGTCCCGCTCCAGGAAGCCGACCTCGGTGGTCTCGGCGAAGCTCAGTTCCATCATGACTGATCCCTAACCACGATCGCATCAAGCCCGGGAACGCCCCTCCGGTACATATCGGTCATCTCCCCTGCGCGTTCCTCGCTGCAGGTGCTCTGCGTGAACGCAATGGCCTGGCAGCGGAACCATACGGCCACCACACGGCCGCTCGTGTCCAGCTCGACGTTCACTTCACCACCGGAATGGATGGTGCCGTCTCCGCCGTAGTAGCGGATCCCTGTCGGATCCTTGATGTCGTCGCTCATTTCGCTCCCAGAATGATCCGCAGGGTCTCACAGGGGAACTCCTGGCGCTGCGGGCCGCCAGGCTGGTAGGGGTTGTTGTCGTAGCAGACCCGGCAACAGGTCCTTCCGCCGTAGTATTCGGCGGATTGGTGCACCTCGACGATCTGTTCGATGATCTTCCGGCTGCTGGTGTTCTCCTTGTCGACAAAGACCTTCAAGGTGCGGCCCTCGTCCTGCAGGGCCATGCTGACTTCCTCCAGGTGGTGGGCCATGTAGGCCCTCCCGGTACCGTCAATGACCTCCACACGGGTCACCTTGGGCAGATCGCGGGTCAGATCCCATCCCTCACTCATCGTGCGCCCGCGCTCTCTTCCTAATGGCGGCCAGCATGGCCGACCAGCCTTCCTTCTGCTCCAGGAGCCACAGCCGGTACTCATCCTGGAGACGGAGCCAGTACTCCGGCGTGGTGCCCAGTGCTACGGCGAACTGCACCGCCGTTTGCCTGGTGATCTCCTTCTTGTCCTTGATGATCTCATTGACCGACTGGGTCGGCCGGCCGATGACCTCGGCGAACTGCGCCTGGGTCCAGTGCCGGTTCTCCAGGTGGTAGACCAGGGTCTCCCCCGGGCTGATGGGCTTGGCCCTCACCGCGGTGCCGTCATCTCATTGAGTCGTCGACGGCGCTGTGCGACGGACATCCGGCTCCGGCCCAGCTTCTCGGACAGTTCATCCAGACTCCCGCCCCCCATCACCAGGTCATCCTCCTCGGCCGTCCAGTGCCTGTTGACCGCCGTCTTGCCCTGACGCTCGTTGTCGCGGGTATCGCGGATCTGATCGTAGAGCTGGGTCACCAGCAGTGACTCAGCGGTCATATCGAGGACCGCCTCCAGCCGGACGGCCACATAGATCGGGATGGTCTGCGTCCCGGCGCACATCTTGTTGATGTTCGAGGAATCCACCCCGATCGCCCGACTCACCCCGTTCTGCGAAAGCCCTGACCGCTTGATCGCGGACAGCAACATATCTCCTCCAGCACTCATGCTGCCTTACCCTTTCGTTCAAACGTGTACTTGTGGCGTCCCTTGTGCCCAGGCTCCCTGAGGCAGGGCCTGCCCTGCAGGTCCGTGCCGTTGGAGCAGGTGATCTCCTCGAAGACCGGCACTGGCTCGGGCGCAGCCTTGGGCTTGCGCTTCCTCGGGGGCGCGTCCTGGCTCGCCTGGTACTTGTGCCGGCCCAGATGGTCGACCGGCTTGAGGCAGGGCCTCCCAGCCAGATCTGTGCCCTTCTGGCAGGTCAGCTCCGCGACGGGCTCAGGCACCGGCTCCGGCTGGGGGTTGCGCATGTGGTAGACGTCACGCAGCTCCTCCTGGATCTGGGTGATCAGGATCCCCTCGGCCGTGAGGTTCAGGTGCTCGGAGAAGAGCACCGCGTTGAGGGCGCTCACGCTGGTCTTGCCGTTGAGCATGGCATTGACATGCTTCTCACTGATGTCCATCAAGACGGAGATACGGCGCTGGCTGAGGCCTGACTCAGCCACGGCTTGCCTGAGTAGCGCCGAGGTTTCCCCAGGCGCTGGTTTTCTTCGGTAGGTCACTACTCGGTGATTCCTTCTGAGACGTCCGGAATGTCGGAGCGCAGATCCTGCGCCTTCATAGCGTACTTCCGAGAGAGGGACCAGAGCGTATTGGCATCCCCGATGTTCCCCACATTGGAGCACCAGTTCCCGAGCGCGTCGAGGCGCTCGGAGAGTTCCTTGTACCGCCTGTATCGCCAAAGGTTGTCCTCCGGGATATGGCCTTTCATGAGCCCGGCCATTCTTCCTCGCCCTTGACCACCGGGGGCAGAACAAAGACCGGCAGCCACTCTGCCGTCGGACTGTAGGGGGTGAGCTGGCCGTCCTCCATCCAGAACTGCGATCCGTAACCGACGTCCAACGTCAGCAGCATGTTCGTGTTGGTGGCGATCCGGGTGCCCAGGGGCAGCCCGGCCATCTCACCGATGGTCCAAAGGACCTCGACCGGGTGGCTCCTGATCATGGCTTCCTCCCGTTATGAATCAGTGGTTTCCGCTTGAAGATCTGCGCGAGTACTTGTCTCACGATCTTCGCACTCCTGGCGTCCTCGAAGACGAAAGAGACATGACCCGGGGTCGCGAAGGTTTCGTAGGCGTAGCTCAGACTTGGATCGACCTTGTTTAGGGCTACGTGAACCCTGTGCTTGACTGCCATCAGAGCCACGTCTCGACGATGGTTGGGTCATCGTCCGCCTCCCTCTCCATCCTAAAGAGGCCATCCGGGATGATCAGCCGGGCATCCTCCAGGGTCTCGGTGGCCCAGGCCTCCCGGGCTTCGGAGAAGCCAGTGCTCCTGGCTACCCACCGTCGGACGATGTACCCGCGGGGGTAGTCCTTCGGATGCTCATAGATGGTGAACAGGTCGAGTTCCCGCTCCGAATGGCTGTCAACGGCCGTCATGGCTCTCCTGGTGGTCGATAATCGAGTAGACCTTGTCCAGTGCCAGGATGAAGGACACCGTCTCCAGAGCGGCCTTCTTGTCGTCTGGGTGGCCTCGCTCCCAGTCATGCAGCTCCATGTTGCAGTGGCCCCCCTCCTTGGGGTCGCAGGGCCTCTCGAACCAGGAGATGGCGATCCGTTCGATGTGCTTTTCGAGAGCCGCGTCGTGCTCCTTGACCTGCTCCACCAGGTCCTTGCCTACCTGCGTCATGGCTTTCCCCCTTTGTTGATGAGAGGCCTGCGCCGACGCAGGACCTCATTGACCATCTTGACGATGTAGTGGTGCCCGATCTTGGCCTGCTTGACGGTGGCATACCGGTACTGGATCCCGTCGAGGCTGCCGCCCTCCCGCTCGAAGATCATGGTCTCGAAGATCAGCGGCCGCGGAGTGTCGGGCATGAAGGCGTAGTCAATACCCAGGAGAACCGTTGACACCCGGATGGACCGGCCCGGCTTCTTGATGTAGGTGTCCGCGACGTGGAGGTCGCGGCGCCGCCGGCGGATGAGGGATTCGAACTCGTAGGCGTCTATGGGACGCCCCTTGAAGTCGAAGAAGTAGCCGTAGCCGATCCGCTCCATGTATTTTGCCTTCATCCGAGCGAGGCGCTCCTCACCATTGACGAAGCCTGCGGGCGCTGTATTCATGGTCCGATAGTAGCCCAACCATCACCTGTGACAAACATCACACCGGTATTTAAGTAACCGATCTACTGAGTTACACCCTTTTACATAGTAGAGGGTTGGGGAAGGGGGGAAAGGGGGGATGGGGTACGGGGCCTTGCGGCCCTTGTGATACCCCATCGGTGCTACGGCCCCGAAGGAATAGGCCGTAGCTTCGGTCGCTTCGCTCCCTCAGCTACGGATACCAAGCGGTTAACGGGCAGCCTTGAAGCTGCCCTTACCGTAACCGGTGACCATCGACCTGTGAGGGCTACCGGTCCTCAGCCTCCGCTCGCTTCGCTCGCTACGGCTTCGGAGCGTGAGGGAAAGAGCAACAAGCGCGAGCTTGTTCTTGTTTCCGGGCCGAAGTACGAATAACGGCCCGTTTCGAAAAACCCGATTTTCTCCCGTGAGGGAGATCCAAAGCTCCCGCCCTGCTGGCTCCCACGCCGCGCCGACCACTCCCCCTTCCGGGTCGTTGCGCTAAGCCTGGTTCTGATGCCGCAGGGTGGGGGATCACTCCCCCGCCGGCAAACCGGCGTGGCCGCGCTACTCCGCTCTGTGGACCCCCGGCCCGGCGGGGCCTTACTTGATGGTCGGCCCTCCGGTCACCATCGCCTGCAGAGCAGCCAGGCCATCCTCGTCTTCGAGGATCCGCATCGGTGCCTTGAACTGAGGGAAGGCTGCCAGCAGCTTGTACTTGTTCAGGTGGTCCGCCGTGTGCAGGGCTCGGATGAGATGGAACGTGAAGGAGCCAGGCTCCCAGCCGCCCTCGCCGTCGTAGTAGTGGATGAGATGGCGGGAGGCCTCAATCTCCTCTGGCGTCATTGCCGTACTCCTTGCTCATGATGGACTCGAAGGCCTCGTCATGCTTGGCCTGCTCGTCCTTCTTTTTTTGTTCAGACTTGGCGAACTTGAGGCCGCGGACTGCAGTCACGGCCATCCAGGCGTACAGCAGGTACAGCGGGGCGAAGATCAGATCCACCCAGTGGTACGGCGGGATGAAGGTTCCCCAGCCCATCAGGCAGATGAACGTCCACATGGCGATCTCGATCCGGGCGAACTTGACCGAGTACGGCCAGCGCACCCCGGAGTAGATCCGGTTCGCGTTCCGGTAGGTCCAGCGCAACCATTCCTTATGGCGGAAGAACTTCGGATACATGGAGACCATGACGCCGTAATGGCACATCATGGCCTCGTCCGCCGTGGGGTGGGAGTGCATGTGAATCTTCTCGCCGTTCTTGATGGCGATGGTCTGGAAGATCTTCGGCCGGTCGAACGGACCCAGCTCCTCAGGCTCAGGGTCGAGCCCGAGCCAGATGGTGGTGATGGTGAGGCGGTTGTTGCTCAGGCGCAGGTCCGTGTCATGGATCGAGGGGACGCCGGCCTTCCAGATCTGCATCCAGTACTGCTGAGGGATCTCGATCCCGTTCTGATCGTAAAACTTTTGGGTCACAGGTCGTCCCTGTCCTGGATTCGTTGGAATGCCGCGTCGATTGACGCATGGGCTTTGTCCATGTCGGCATTCCAGTCTACTTCGACGATCTCGTCCGCAACCTTCGCCAGGCCCCTGGGGATGTGCATCCCTGGCGAGACCACGGCGACGATCGGTTTCTCCATCATGATCGACAGTCCCAGCTCGACCGCGAACTTTACGTCGTGGCCACGGCTGGGCACCAGCGAAATCGTGGCCTGAGAGTCCTCCAGCATGGGGATGAGATCACGCCGGATACGTCCGGCCCAGGACTGGAAGACAGGGTCCTGTTCAAGGTCATCATGTTGCTGATCATCGGTCATGCTCCACACCCTATCGGAAGGCAACCTTTGACACACAGAGTGAGGTACCTCTCTCTGTTCTCTGGTATAGGGGGCTTTGAGCTGGGCATGGGTATGGCAGGCAATACCCTCGGCATCGAGTTCGAGTGTGTGGGCTACTCCGAAATCGACAAATGGGCGATCCAAACTTATGAACGACACTTCGACCACCCCGCCCTCGGCGACGTCACGGCGATCGAACCGGCCTCGCTGCCAGGTTTCGAACTGCTCGTCGCGGGGTTCCCATGCCAGCCATTTTCTACGGCCGGCGGACGCCTTGGATTTGATGATGCACGGGGGACCATGTTCTTCGACATCGCCAGGATTCTGCAGTACACACGACCCCGACATTTCGTACTCGAAAACGTCAAGGGCTTACTTAGTCACGGATCTGGCGAAACTTTCGCGAGCATCATTGGGATTCTCACCGGGCTGGGGTATTGCTGTGAGTGGCAGGTGCTTGACTGCCAGGACTACGGAGTACCGCAGTCCCGCGAACGAGTCTTCATTGTTGGCCATCTTGGAGGAGTCCCCGAGCGAACGGTATTTCCACTCGGAGACAACGTTGGCCGGAAAGTCGACGGCGACCCTAAGAGGAGCCGGTACGGTGACCGAGTACATAGTCCAGACGTAGAGGACACGGACTGGTTCACATGCGTCAAAAACCGTGGTTTGGACGGAAGTGTTACCTGGGGTACCCGGAGCATTACCTCCACGCTTGATGCCTCGTATGGGGCCGGTCCTGGCTATCTGGGGAACCGGACGTCGGTGGCAAGGATCCAGGACCGCGTCCTGAGAGCCCGCAGGTTCACTCCCCTGGAGTGCGAACGGGCCCAGGGATTGCCGGACGACTGGACGGTTGGCCACAGCGACACGCAACGTTATCGGCAGGTTGGCAATTCTGTCGTTCCAAATGTTGTCTCGGTCGTTATGATGAATCTATTCCCGCAAGGGATTGTTTAGATCGAAAAGTTTCTAGTTCAACCCATCGGGCAGTTCGCTACCTAAACGCCGTTCGAGGGGCTTGATGACCGCAGTTGTAGCTGCGGTCCTGCCCCGGTCCTGAAAGGGTCCGGGTGCCAGCTTAGATGAAGGGGAAGAAATGGGACGTGTATTCAGCGGCCGCGACGTATGGAACTGGAAGGTTGTTTCCTACGACGGCAAGGTGTTGAACTACCCTGCAGGGCACCAGAAGGAAGGCCGTCCCATGAATGACCTGGACGGCTACGAAGCAGCAAACGCGCTGGCCTTCAAGGTCGGCGGCACGGCGGTACGTGCATGAGCCGCTACCACGGCGCTTACTACAAGGGCGCGGCAGCGGACAACAAGATCGAAAAGCGTGGCGAGGCAGAGGATCGGGCTGCAGCGCGGAAAGCCGAGGCTCCTGCCGAGGAGGCCCCTGAGGCCTAGATAGGAACTAAGTTCTCTGAAAGGAGGCCACCTATCTCCCGCGCAGGGTCACGCGCAAGCCGGGGTTGTAAGCAGGCCGTCCCCGTGGTCAAAAAACGGCAGCATCGCTAGGCGGCGGGGTAGGTTCCAAGGTGTGTGCAAACCTGCCCCGTCAGCCTGGCTCAAAGACTTTGAAGGGGATCCATGAGGCTCTACCAGGCGATCTGTTCTTGGATCGAAGCCACGGCTTTCGAGAAGCTGGCCAAGGCCGGCGCTGAGGAAGTGCAGGTTCCCGAGGGGAACAACTTCGCCCAGGTGGAGCATGCTCACAGCTTCTCCAGTGAACCGGAACTGCTCGCCGGCTACCGGCCCGAGCACATGATGGAAGTCTGGGAAGACCGGCGAATTAGCCTTCGCTGGCAGCCCACAAAATGATTTAATTAGTCATGGAGTACATGGCGTATTTGATCTACTTCGCGGTGATGTTCGGCATCGTCGGTGGAGGAATCTGGCTGTGCTACAAGATCGCGACCTGGAAGCCCAGGGAGCCCAAGCCCACGCCGGTGAAAGTGCAACAGCCTGTTGCACAAGTCCAACAGCCTGTTGGACTAATGAGGCGCTGGACCAAGGATAGGAAGAAGCTGGAAAAGCAGCTCCTGTCCGAATGGAACGATAAGTTTGCGCGGGCGCAATTGAAGCGCTAGCGTTCAAGAGTTGCTGCGGACCGCAAATCCAATGCATCAGAGAGTGACAGAGTGGCGATCGGGACGGCGAGGAGTGCGCGCGTCCAAGAGCTAATGTGCACGTGTGAGGGTAATCGACGGCTATGTGCCTACGGCAAGTGCTGACGGCTGAGCGCAGTAGACCAGGTTTAGCGACCACGGAAAAACCCTCTGCTTAGCGGCAAACATGTGGCCCTGCGGACAATCATAGGACGAAGCTCCACCGCGGGCGGGGGCTCGTAACCCCCCTCTCACCCATACTTTTTGAAAGGACAGCTTGTACATCCTGATGAATATCACCGTCGAGGTCGACGGTAAGGAACACGCAGCAGCGCTGCGCGACAAGCTCGACGAAGCAATCTACTCGGTAATCGACATCCACTGCGGCGAGCCGGAGTGCTGCCCCGGAGAGCCCTACGCCGGGCAGCCCAGCTTCGCGATGTCCAGCTCGACCATCACTGACGAGCTTCCGGATGAAGAAGACTAAGCGCCAGTCCCAGATGGGCCGACGCCGGATGGTCAACGCCGAGGAAGTCGACGCCTACACGGGCTGGAAGCCGTTCTATCCCTACCTCCGCCAGAAGGGCGTCATCGCCTGGATCAAGCGCAACACGCACAAGCGTGAGCGCCGGGAAGGCCAGCGCGAGATCCGCGACCAGCTCTAACTGACCCTCGGCTTCAAGAACCACTCGCGCAGTTTCCGTGCGCAGTCGACCGGGGACAGCAGCTCCGCCGTGTCGATCGGATCCTTGTCCGGATCCTCCCCCAGCATCATGTCGAACAGATTGTCGGTCACCTTCCTGGGGATCCCCTGCCGCGCCGGCGCACGCCCGATGACGGCCGTGTAGCCGTTGAGCGGCAGCTCCATCACATGGAAGAAGTCGGAGCCCGGCTCCTCCTGCTCCAGCTTGTCGATGAACTTCCGCATGCCCGGTCCGATGTCTGAGATCGTCATGCCCCCATTTTACGCAACAGCCTGCTGCGCAATTGCCGGATATAACAACCTATAACGGCATATCCAAAATTTTTTATATGCCAAAGGACTCCATTGAAGGTCACTGTCTACACCCTGCCTGTCTGCCCCCAGTGCGTTCGCACCAAGAAACTGCTGGAACGTGAAGGCATCGAGTACGACGTCGTTGATCTCCAGGAGGATCCCGCGGCCGCCGCGAAGTTCAAGGCCGAGGGCCTGCTGCAGGCCCCCATCGTGGTCATCGGAAACGACGGCCGGCGCTGGTCCGGGTTCCGCCCGGATCTGATCATGGAGCTGGCCAATGGCCAGGTGGAGGGGTGACACCCGCCCTGCCTGGGAAGGCAGCGACCGCAAGTCGCGCCTGCCGGCCGACTGGTGGCGGCTCCGCCAGGTAGTTCTCAAACGCTGCGAAGGCCGCTGCGAGCTGGTCGAGGACGGTGTGCGTTGCTACGCCGAAGCCACCGATGTGGATCACATTTTGCCCGGCGATGATCACAGTCTTCTCAATTTGCAGGGACTTTGCAAAAGCCATCATTTATCCAAAACCGGCCGCGAGGTCCGGGCCGCCCAATTGAAGCGCAAGGCGCTTGGCAAGCTCCCCGAGGAGCCGCAGCCGGGCATCATCAAAGGCCCCCCGCAGCCTAAAGAACGACGAGGATTCTAATGCCAGGACCCGTGCCGAAGAGGAGCGAAGAACGCACCCGCCGGAACAAGCCCGAGAACGAGGGCGGCGTCTCCCTTAGCAAGGGTGAGCGCGTCGCATTCAAGATCCCCCCTGTAGACAGCAACTGGGCACCACGCGCCAAGCAGTGGTACCGCTCCCTTTCCCGCTCCGGGATGCGGGAGTACTACGAGCTGTCCGACTACGAAATGGCCCGCGTCCTGTGTGACGCGTTGACCGAATACTACAAACGCCCTACCGCGATGATGCTGGCCACCATCCTGCAGGGTATGACCTCCCTCGGAGTCACCGAGGGCGAACGCCGCAGGATGCGGATCGAGCTTGAGTCCCCCAAGGAACTTGAGACCCCGGCATCCATTGTGGCCTTGGAAACATACCGCGCGCAGCTGGGGGTCCCGGAGGCCTAACCTGCCCGGTTGAGAGGCAGGGGCCAGGTGCCCAGTTTCACAGTTAGAGGGGGTGATTAACATCCCTTCACTCACGCAGGAAGAGCTTGAACAGCTCGAACCTACCCGCGAGAACGCACGAATGCATTTCCCGCCGACCTTTATCGGCCCGACTTGGCAGACGGACGATTCCGGTAATTGGCTGCTCCCCGAGCGCACGCTCGGTTGGGAAATTCTTGGATGGGTTGCCGAATGGCTGACCTTTTCCGACGGACGCCCCTTTATGTGCACACCGGAACAGGCACGATTTGTGCTTTGGTTCTACGCGGTGGACCACCGCGGTAAATTCAAATACCGCAAGGCAGTCCTCCAGCGTATGAAGGGATGGTAGCTAGGGGTAAAGACCCCCTCGCAGCCGTCCTTTCTATTGTCGAATTGATTGGCCCTAGCCAGTTCTCACATTGGACTCCCGACGGCATGCCCGTCGGCCGATCGCACCCGGATGCCTACATCCAGGTGACCGCTGTCAGTGAACAACAGACCGAAAATACAAGGGACGTGTTCCCTGGACTCATCCCTGAGCGTACCAAACGTGCCTTCCACATGGACGTTCAGAAGGAGATTATCTACGCCAATGGCGGAAAGCAAAAGTTGCGGACGATGTCTGCAAACTTCCGTTCCGCAGAAGGCGGCCGTGTCACATTTTGTATTGCCAATGAAACCCACCACTGGATTCCATCCCAGGGCGGCAAGAAATTCTACGACACGATTACCAATAACCTCACCAAGGTGCAGGGCCGGTTGCTCTGCATTACAAATGCCTACGAGCCTGGCGAAGATTCCGTCGCGCAGGTTATCCGTGAAGAGCAGGAGAAATACTGGGCCGGTTTGGCCGAGGATTCAGGCTGGCTTTACGACTCCCTTGAAGCGCATCCCGATGCGCCACTGACCAAGGACTGGGCACCGTACATCGTGGAGATGATCCGCGGTGACGCCGTGTGGCTGAACATCGAGGACATCGTCCAGGAAATCCAGGACGGCTCCAAGCCGGTGGCCGGCAAACGCAGGATGTGGTTTAACCAGATCGTCTCAGCAGGCGATAGCTTGATCTCAGTTAAGCACTGGGATGGCATCCTCAAACCTGGTTGCTTCGGCGACAAGCGTGACCTCAGGGCCGGCGATCATATCGCCCTGGGCTTCGACGGATCCAAGACAGACGACGCTACAGCTCTGGTGGCCATCCGCCTCGAAGACAACCTGATCGTTCCGCTGGGTATCTGGCAGAACCCCAACCCCGCCAACCCCTGGCACGTGCCCGTGGAAGAGGTCGAGTCCGAAGTCCACCTGGCCTTCCGCATGTACAAGGTAGTCGCGTTCTTCGCGGATACCGCGTACTGGGAGTCACAGATAGATGACTGGTCCGACACCTACCGCGAGCAGCTACTTGTCAAGGCCAGCCCCCGGTCCACCGTCGGCTTCGACATGCGTGGGAACAAGACCAAGATCTCCCAGACCACGGAAGCTTTCGTGGGCTCCATCGTGGACGGCCGGCTCAAGCAAAACGGGGACAAGCTCATGCGGGTCCACGTCCTCAATGTAAAGAGGCGGACCAACTCTTACGGTCTCTGGTTCGGTAAGGCCTCGGCCGAGTCCCCCGCAAAAATTGACGGCTTCGCTGCCGGCTTCCTCGCATACATGGCCCTGATGGCCTTCAACGAGTCAGGCAAGAAGCTCCCCAAGGAGTACACGCGCCGGCTCTACCAATTCTAGGAGACCCCTTTGACCACCTTTGACGAGTACGCCAAGGGGCAGCGGGACCGGATCTTCGCCACCCCTGACGTCAAGGCCGGTGCCTTCAACATCAAGCTGGTCGAGGACATGTTCCTCACGCTCTCCCGCGACCGCGGCGAGTACGACCTGTGCCATGACTACTTCGAGGGCAAGCAGCTTCTTCCGTTCGCTCCCCGCAACGCCACTCCCCAGATCAGGGATCTCCAGAAGCGCTCGATCGCGAACTGGATCCCGCTCCTGGTGAACCTGCCGGCGCAGATGTCCTTCGTGGATGACTACCGCCGCCGGGCCGCCGGGAAGCTGGAACGCCGCGGCTCCGACAGTGCCGAGAACTCCAACACCGAGTGGACGCTGTGGCAGAAGAATCGGATGGACGGCCGCCAGGCGGTCATCTACCGTTCAGTCCTTTTGTACGGGCACGCCTTCGTGGCCGTGAACAACCTGGACAAGAACAAGATCCGTTTCGACATCCTCTCCACCCGCAACACGGTGGCCTACTTCCGGGATCCGGTCAACGACATCCGCCCGTCGCATGTGCTGACCGTCCAGTCCTACCCCAGGGACGAGAAGACCCCGGGCACGGCGATCTTCTGGGACGACATCTACCGCTGGGAACTGACCTACTCGGTGGATGGCAAGTTCGTGGTCAAGGGCAAGCCCTTCCCGCACGGACTGGGCCAGTGCCCCGTCATCCGGTACAGCTGCTTCATCGACGATGAGGGCCGCACCATGGGTGTGGTCAAGCCGGCCATCCCGCTGCAGGACCGCCTGAACCAGGCCACGTTCGCCACGAACGTCACGGCCGACTTCGGCGCTTTCAAGGTCCGCTGGGCCGCAGGCCTCGTACCCTCGTTCCGCAAGGACGAGAACGGCGACCTGATCCTGGACAGCGACGGCGAACCGATGCCGGAACCGATCGAGATCTCGCAGAGCTCACTGCTCCTGTCCGACGACCCGCAGACCAAGTTCGGTCAGCTGGACGCCACCGACCTGGACGGCTACATCCGCCAGGAAGAGCAGGCCGCAAGGAACTTCACGACCCTGTCGCAGTTCCCCCCGCTGGCCTCCATCTCCAACCTGGCCAACCTGTCGGCCGAAGCCTGGGCAGCAGCCGAGGCGCAGTTCATCCGCTGGATTGATTCGCTGCACGTTTCCCTGGGCGAGTCCCACGAGGAACTGCTCCGCACCGGTGCCCTGGCTGCAGGCGACAAGGAAGGCTCCGAGTCCTTCGGCGGCGAAGTCCGCTGGCGCGACATGTCCACCAAGACCGTAGCGGTCATGATGGACGCCCTGGGCAAGGCCTCGACCATGCTCGGTGTTCCGCGCAAGGGACTGTGGCCCATGATCCCGGGCGTGACCAACGGTCAGCTCGACGACTGGGACGAACTCTACGAGGAGCAGGTCCAGGACGACATGCAGCGTGACGTCAAGATCCAGCAGCAGACCGCCGCTGTAGCCCAGAAGGTAGCCGCACGTAAGCCGGCGGCTAAGCCTGCCAGTGGCAACGGCTCCTGAGGTACTGGCGCTTGAGCGCCTCCATCAGGCTGTCCAGGCACGCATCGGCATCGCTGCAGCCTACCTCTCCCTCGCGGAGTGGCAGGCCGTAGCGGCCCTGACCCCCGAGACCACGGCCGCCGTATGGCTGGCCGTGTCGCTGCGGACCATCCTGGCTGCCGGGAAGCTTTCCTCCCGCGCGGCCGCGGCCTACTACCGGCTGGCCCGGGCCCTGGAAACAGGTCGCACGATGGGTG